CGCACATATGTCATTACCATAAGTGCTATTCCATACATGATATCCTTCATCCTTGAATGCCATTGCAAGCTTGTACATAGCCATATCAGCGATGTCAGAATTATGTGATCTGTAGATAGTCGTGAAGTCATCAAGAGCGATGTTTAACATTTCATGCTTACAATGCTCAATATTTCCTTCAAGCTCCTTCTTACCTCCCATGGCTTCAAGAGTATGCCCATATGTTTTGAGATACTTTTCTGTGGCAGTTACAAACTCATTAGCGAATTCAATTCGTTGTAATTTATTAACAGATAATTCAAATTGTTCATCTGTGATATTTAGTAGCTTTAATGCTTCTTTTGTGTTCATATGATTAAGTATTTTTTAGTTAGTATTTATCCTCATTATTAAGGAATATATTATGTATACAGTATGAGATATTGGTCAGTCAAGCTCATATAGTAATTTATCCTCAATTAGTTTAATTTAGCTATAATGTATACTTTCCTATGTTGGGTATATCTCATTGGATTTTGGGTCTCCTATGTTGGGTAGATGAGATGTTTTTTATGGTTTGCTATGTTGGGTAAGTAATCCAAATGGTAGCCTATAAGATGCATGACTCATTGGCAGAATAAATACTTAGCTCACATGATACATAAATATTGGCTCAATTCTGGTTACAACCGATACTTATGCAAAGTCGTAAGTTACTGATAACCTAGCACTTAAATGATAGTCATCGCACAATATGTATTATGTCTAGTTGGAAGCTAAGTTGTTGTGGTTCAGCGACTTATGCACGAATTGCTGATGGGAGGGGGTGGTCAGAAATCCTGCGAAACTGTATGTATATATATCATTAGGTGACCTTTAAAAAAATTGCTCATTCATAGGGCTTATTAAGGGCTTATTAAGGGCTTATGAAGGGCTTGGTAAGGGCTATGATGAAATCATTAAGGGCTTATCTTATCTACTTATCTGTATACTTAAGTACACCCTTCCTTGGGGGAAGTGTAGCTAATGAACTACCCCATATGATGATCAAGAGACATCATTATGTACACCCAATTAAGATTTATTAATTATAACATTGACTGTCAAGTAAATTAACTCCAATATCTTCAATATGGAAAAAGAGGAACTCATGAAGGAGATTACTCAAGCTATTCAAGAAGTAGCTTCTAAGAAGGGTGCAATGCAGAAGAAGAGCATCAGTCGGTATAATCCGGAGAAGGTAGCCGAGATACTATATCTGTATTCTGTGGGCAATAGCCAGACTAGGCTAATAAGGAAGTATGGCTTTGATAGACATAGTGTGGTAAATGTATTGGTGGACTATGCTGATTACTTTGGTAAGTTCAAGGATATGTCAGGAGCTATAGCCGCAAAGAACTATATGAATCTAAGTAGTCTTGAGGAAGACTTGGTGGATGCAGTCAGAGTAAGGATGGAGAATGGAGAGCTGGAGGTGACATTTAGGGATTTGAAGGAGTTGAGTATAGCTAAGGCTAACTCAATCAGAGAGGCGCTTACTGCTAGAGGTGAGGCTACTAACATTACTGAGGATCGTAAGGTATATACCCAGGATGACTATGATCAGACAATTAAGTTAGCTAAGGAGAGAATAAAGAAAATCAAAGGTGAGGCAATAGACATAGATGGCGATTAACAGCGATTACGATGAATTATTTGATAGGGTTCGTGGCAATTTAGGCGAACACTTTGGAAACTATATGTTCATAGTAATGGATGATGATGGTGACTTATTCTATGATTATCCTAATCACAGGGTAGGCAGAATGTTATTAAAGGAAACAAAAGAGGATATGGAAGGCGATGTTCTAGATATTATTTGGGAGGAAGAAACAGAACCAGAAGAAGATGGAGATTAAATTTACAAATCACCCTTTGGTTAAACCACCTACTGACGAGGAGATAGTTCTTCTTGGTGAGAAAGACCCTAGACTTTTAACAGAACTCCACAAGGCTCATGAAGGTAGAATTGAAGCATCTGTAGAAGACCCTATCCGATATGGATTTGACCTGGAGGGTTGGAACAGAATCAGAGATGGTTTGGATGAGTACGATGAGTGTTTAACACTAGGTGGTAATAGATCAGGGAAGACTACAGGGTGTGCGAAGTTAGTAATGAAGGCAGTCATGGATAGTTATGATGGCCACATTGTATGCTTCTCACAGAATGCTGACACCTCTGTAAAGGTTCAGCAGGCGGCAGTATGGGAGATGATGCCCAAGGAGTTTAAGAAAAAGACTAAAAGTATAGAGGGGTATATTAATTTCTCTATGCAGAATGGATTTACAGGAAGTTCTTTTATCTTTCCGGATACCAGGACTAGGGTTGATTTCAAGACTTATACACAGTTCTCAAACAATCAGACTATCTTGGAGGGTTTTGAATTTGGGTTCAAGCACCCCAAAGGGCAAAACATAGGAGCATGGCTTGATGAGTATCTTGGCGATGCTTCTTTGGTAAACACTCTTAGATTCCGACTAGCGACTAGAAACTCTAAGCTACTGATAGGGTTTACTCCGATTGATGGTTATACACCATTTATATCAGAATACCTAAAAGGAGCAGAAACCCTAGAAACACGAGAAGCTGAACTGTTATCGAATAAGCCATTACCTGTAAAACAATATAGTAAAGAGAGAGATGCCTCTATAGTTTATCTTCATTCTGATGAAAATCCTTTCGGTGGATATGAAAGAATAGCAAAGGACTTGAAGAAAGCTCCAGAGGAAGAGATACTTGTTAGAGCATATGGTGTGCCAGTCAAGTCAATGACAACACTATTACCTTTGTTTAATACAGAGGTAAATGTTTTAGATGAAACTAAGAACAAGTACAATATGTCCTTTCCGGATATTAGTGATAAGAATGAGTTTACTTGTTATCAGGTAGTTGATCCAGCCGGTGCTAGAAACTATACAGCAATATGGGCAGGGGTAAATGAACAAGGCGAGATATACATTCGTAAGGAGTTTCCTGAAAGAGATATATATGGAGAGTGGGCATTGTTTGGTGATCCGAAATGGAGATATGGCCCTGCTGCTAAGAAGCTTGGTTTAAATGTAGCAGGATATGCTGAAATGTTCAGAGAGATAGAAGATGACTTAGGTGTAGATGTATTTGAGAGAATAGGTGACTCTAGATTCTTCGCAAAAGAGAATGAGAACAATGATGATTTATTTAGAGCATTTGATGATCATAACATGAACTTCCTTGCAAGTGATGGTAGAATGGAGGAAATAGGGATCAATGCATTAGACGAATGGTTTAATTATAATCCTAATCTACCAGTAGACGAAGTCAATAGACCACTATGCTATATACACAGATCATGCGGCAACCTAATCGAATCACTCATAAACTATGGAAGTAATGGGAAAGCAGACGAAGCTCTAAAGGATTTTTTTGATGTAATAAGATATTTAAGAATGAGTAATGGTGGTGAAGGCCCTGACCATGTAAACAAGCGGCAACTATTAACCCAATATAACCATACAGGAGGTTACTAATGGCAAAAAGAAGATTAACAGATATAGCCAAAGACTACGATATTTCATTTGAAGAATTGCAAGACATTGCATTTAACAAATTGACCGAGGAAAGTATTTCCGGAAAAGGAAAGAATACTTGGATAAATGAAGTTGGTCAGGAAATATTAGATGACAATATTCCGATCAAAGAAGTGAAACCAAGAATGTACAGGGGTAAGGTACGAAACATAGCACCAAACCCTAGATTTTCATTTGTTCATGTTAAAGAAAAGAATGGATGCATTAAGGTAGAAATACCCAGAAGATTCATTGGAAAAATAAGAAGCCATCAAATGGTTAATCTAGAAGAAAGAGAAGAAGACCAATATATTATGGTTCTACCGAAGATAGTTTGATCATTATGTTAAAATAAGACGATATGCAAGACACAGATATTTCGGAGTCACTTACTTATGTGACAGGAGAACCTAATGTAAACCATTTGCGCCATGCTTACGAGCAAACAGTAAATGAACTAGAACCATATTTTGATTTATGTAGGGACTCCTACGATCAACGAAGAAACTATTGGGCAGGGAAAAGTCGTGACCTTCGCAAACATGGGGCTGATGCCTTTCCATGGGAAGGTGCTTCAGACATTGAGTCTCATGTTATCGATGAAAGGATATCAAGGATTGTTGCCATGCTTATGTCTTCATTGAGCAGAGCCAATGTTTCGGCATTTCCTGTTGAAGTAAACGATATAGCTAGATCAAAAATCGTAGGTAGTTTCATGAAGTGGATGGTTAGCTCTGGTTATATCAATCGCTTTGATAAAGAAATGGAACTAGGGTGTAACTATTTGTTAGAGCGAGGTATCTTAATTACTCATGTTGGGTGGCAGAGAGAGGATCGTAAATTTTTACAAGAGTTAGATATTGAACAAATTGCTCAAATGTCACCAGAGGTAGCGCAAGCTATTGATGACAAGAGTAATGACCAAGCATTGGTTGCATTACTACAACAAACCTTTGAAGGAGTAACCGAAAAGAGAGGTTTAAAAGCCTTAAAGGAACTAAGGAAGAAAGGTGCTACAAAACTTCCAATAGTCCGAAGACAAGTAAATGCTCCTGAGGTAAAAACATTAGCACCTGACTTTGACTTTTTCTTACCACCATATGTTACTGATCCACAGAAAGCACCTTATTGTTTCTGGAGAAACTTCTATACTCCACAGGAGTTAGAATTAAAAGTAACCACAGATGGGTGGGATGCAGACTTTGTAGCCGAAATGATTCAGAACTATCGTGGTGTTGATGTATTAGATATAGAAAAGCAACAAGAGGGTAGACGATCAAATCTTATACAAGATTATGGCTACGAAGCAGAGGAGTTAATTGAATTAATTTATGGATATCAGCGATTGATTGACCCAGAGGATGGTTCAGAAGGAATCTAC